CCGTTTGGTGCGGCTTCCGTAGTGGCAGGTGAAAAGGAGTGGTTGGGGGTTGTAGATGGTCTTGGCCTTGTACGGTGTGTAGTACATGTAGGTGTAGAGTTCGTGAGCGTGGTTCGACATTGGTTTAGTCCTTCTCTGGTTGTGGGTCAGCAATAGTACGGGGTCTCGGTGGGGTAGTATTGCGGTGCGGTGTCGGTATCGACCTGCGCAACGTACCAGCCATCACAAACAACGCTCGACAGCGGTGCGCGGTCTTTGTTCAGGGTTCGATTAAGCAAGGCATTCATCCGGCGGCAATAGGTCGAAGCCTCACCCCGCGAAGCAAAGGTGCGCACGGTACGTACCAGCTCTCCGACATCGTACCACCAGCCGCCTTCCTCGGGGCCACCGTAGGCTTGGTTTGCTTCGTAAACTGACACTAAAAACTTGGTCATCTTCTTGCTCCTCTTGCTTCCTAACATCAGATGTTAGGCGTTGGTTTTTGGTTCGGTTGGTGGTCTGGGCTTTCGTCATCTCCCATTATGTATACTCTAGCATATGTAGTTTCCTTTGTCAAGCCGGTGCGGTTTCCTAACATCTGATGTTAGGGCGGCTTTTTGCGGGGTTTGTATTGTAGGTATGTCGGAAATAAAAAAGGCGTTCCGACGATTGTTCCGACGACGGTTTGGGTTGGTTATGTGCCTGAAAAGAAAAGATTTTTAGATAGATAGATTAGAATAAGTAAGTAAGTAGGAGGAAAAAAAGGGAATGGATGACTTATGGGTTTTTGGTTGGAGAGTTTGCGGCGGTGCGTTCCCACCCTGCGTCGGAACTCAAACAATTTGATTTTTCGGGTATATATGTTTTTCGCTCCGACAATATGAAAAGTCGAAATAACGCAGCAGCCACAAGAACTTAAGCCAAAAAACCCGTTCCGACAAAGCCTTGTTTTTCCGACATTCGCCGCGCACCGCCGCCCGCCGCCCTCTGTAACCCGGAACTATCACCTAGAACTATCATGGAACGTTCATAGAGAACGCTCATAAAAATTTTTTGGCGAAGCCAAAAAAAAGGGCCGCGCGAAAAACCGCGCGGCCCCGGGGGAAACAGAACCCGCGCCGAAAACCGGCGCGGGTTCCTAACATCAGATGTTAGACTTTGATCGCCTTAAGCTTTGCCGCAGCATCGGCAAACTTGTGCTTTGTGGCGAATTCCACCAGTTCCTTAAGCTTGGCTTTCAGCTCAGCCTTAGGGGTCAATTTCTTGGTAGGCTTAGCCTTAGCCTTGGGAGTGCTGGCCTTGGCATTCGCCCGTCGTGCCGCCGTTGCCTTGGCAACATTAACGGGAGCCTGCTTCGCAGCCTTTTCAAGCTTAACGAAAAGCTTATCGTCTGCCTTAAGTGTCCCCTTTTGAACCTGATCGCAAAGCTTCTGAGCCTGAGCCGCCATGGTTCGGCTAATCAGGGTATCCAAGGAAGCGCCAGCTTCATAGCGCTTTGTGTCGATCAAAGCAGTCTTAAGCCGGTCCCGGTGATGCGCGAAGAACTTTTCTTCGAAACCGGGGAGTTCCTTGTTCATCCAGTAAGGCGAGGGAGCAATCGCGGAAACAGCGTCGCCCCAAGCTTCCAGCGACTTATTAACGAGCCCCTTTGCGGCGGTCTCCATTTCATGAGCCTTGATCACGCTGGCTTTAACTTCCGTCAAAGCCTGATCCACCCGCAGAACGGTGGCACCTTGAACGGTGGTGGTGGTGTTAGTCATTGTCTTTTGCTCTCACATTGTGCCCTAACATCTGATGTTAGGACGGGGTTGCGGTTTGAAATCCAAACCGTTCAAACATAGTACTCTTCTAGTAGGTATAAGTCAAACAGCCTGTAACCCATTGAAAAACCTAGTCTATCTGACCCCACCGTACCCGGACCCCCCAAATAGTGAGAACAGCGTAGGTCCAGGGTATACTTACTAATCCACTCAAACAATCCGGCGTTTTCACAGCAGACCCCCCCCTATGTAATTTTATTTCAACACCCCCCGGGGGGTATATTTTTTCAAAAGTTTTTGCTTGGGTTTACTTCGCAACTGGTTTCTCCTAATACTCACTTAACTGAGGCCCCAAACGGCACGCAGACACCATATTTATGCCCATAGTCCAGATAGAGCCCACGGACGAGCACCCGGTGCCATATGACACCGGCCCAGAAACTGCCTCCACTTTCATAGAAGAGCTTGAAATTGCTGGTAAAACGGCAGAACTTCAGGTTGATCTTGGTGCGCCGCTAGAACTTGAGCCCAACGAGGCCGCGAAGCAGGAAACGCTTCTCAAGGAAGCAATAAAGAAACATAAGTCCAGCAACCTGACCAACGTGAACACGGCCTTTGCGGCTGCTGCATTCCTGAAAACCTACGGCCAGCAGCTTGCCCTTGATGTAGCCAGTGCCCGCGCTGCGGTTACGAACAAGTTGATGGAGCTGGCGAACTGCGGCGACCCCAAGTTTGAACTTAAAGCCTTGGAACTACTGGGTAAACACAGTGATATCGGGCTCTTTACGGAGCGCAGCGAGATCACCATCAACTACAAGAACCCCGAAGACCTAGAAAACGCCATTAAGGAGCGGGTCAAACGCCTGCTGAACGCCAACATTATCGACATTACCCCTCTGGAAACCAGTCTGGACGACGAGCTTGGCCTGAATAAACGGGACCAAGAGGACCAAGAGGACCAAGAGGAGCAGGAAGAGGAAGGGGTCGCTGACCCCGAATGACCCAGCCCTCACCCCTAGACAACATATCCCTCAAGGATATTCCGACAATCCTCCCGGCGCTGTCCGTGCCGGAGCAGGAGAAGCTGCTGGCGGAGCTGGATCACCTAGAATCCTTGAAAAAACAGAGGCTGGCGCAGGGTAAGTTCCTAGCCTTTGTCTCCCAGATGTGGCCGAGCTTCATTGGGGGTAGGCACCACGCCCGGATGGCCGATGCGTTCGAAAGGGTGGCTAGGGGGGAGTGCAAGCGGCTCATTATCAATATGCCACCCCGCCATACTAAGTCGGAATTTGCCTCTTATCTCCTCCCGGCTTGGTTCCTTGGGAAGTATCCGAACAAGAAGATCATCCAGACCTCCCATACGGCTGAGTTGGCCGTAGGATTTGGCCGTAAAGTGCGAAATCTGGTGGATACGGAAGCCTACCACAAGATTTTCCCGGACTTAGTCCTCCAAGCCGACAGTAAGGCGGCTGGTCGGTGGAACACCTCCAAGGGTGGCGACTATTTCGCTATCGGTGTGGGCGGTGCGGTGACTGGTAAGGGTGCCGACCTGCTCATCATCGACGACCCGCACTCCGAACAGGAAGCGGCAATCGCGGAAACCAGCCCGGAAGTCTACGACAAGACCTACGAATGGTACACTTCAGGTCCCCGGCAGCGTCTCCAGCCCGGGGGCAGCATAGTCGTGGTAATGACTCGCTGGTCAAAAAGAGACTTAACAGAGCAGGTCCTGAAAGCCGCAGCCCAACGGGGTGGTGAGGAGTGGGAAGTCATTGAATTTCCTGCGTTATTGCCCTCCGGCAACCCCTTATGGCCTGAATTTTGGTCGTTGGAGGAGTTAACCGCCCTCAAAGAAGAACTGCCCAACTCCAAGTGGATGGCGCAGTATCAGCAGAACCCGACGAGCGAGGCGAGCGCTATCGTGAAGCGGGACTGGTGGCAGATATGGGAGCCGGAAAAGCCACCAACCTGCCAGTTTGTCCTGATGTCGTGGGATACGGCCTTCGAGAAGCACAACCGGGCAGACTATTCGGCCTTGACTACGTGGGGGGTGTTCTACCACCCCGACGCGACGGGTAAGGAGCAGGCGAACATCATCTTGTTGAACGCCTTCCGGGACCGCATGGAGTTCCCGGTCCTGAAGCAGACTGCCATTGACCAGTACAAGTCGTGGAAGCCGGATGGGGTCATCATCGAAAAGAAGGCGTCGGGTGCCCCCTTGATCTACGAGCTTCGCTCTATGGGTATTCCAGTACAGGAGTTCACACCCAGCAAGGGTAATGATAAGATAAGTAGGTTGAACGCAGTTAGCGACCTGTTCGCTAGTGGCCGGGTGTGGTGTCCGAATACCCACTGGGCTGAGGAAGTGGTTAACGAAGTTGCCGAGTTCCCTGCGGGTGAGCACGACGACTACGTCGATAGTGTGAGCTTGGCCCTGATGCGCTTCCGTAAGGGTGGATATATTAAGTCTGATCTGGACGAGCCAGATGAGGTGAAAATGTTTAAGTCGAACCGGAACAGAGGGTTCTACTAAGGAAAAATAAATGGCTATCGACAAAGCAGTGAACCAAGCCCCGCTGGGCCTCACCGGTCTAAACGAAGAAGACCTTGGACCCGATCTGGAAATCGAGATCGAAGACCCGGAGAGCGTGACGCTGCGCACGGGTGATCTGGAGATTGAACTGGAGCCGGGTGAAGAAGGCGACGATAAGTTTAACGAAAACTTGGCCGAGGTTCTGGAAGACAAGGAACTCACTTCCCTTGCCAACGATCTGATTGCCGAAGTTGATTCCGACATCAGCGCCCGTAAGGACTGGATTCAGACCTACGTGGATGGGCTTGAACTGCTTGGTCTGAAAATTGAGGAGCGCACGGAGCCGTGGCCCGGTGCCTGTGGCGTCTACCACCCCCTGCTGTCCGAAGCCCTTGTGAAGTTCCAAGCTGAGACCATGATGGCGACGTTCCCCGCCGCTGGTCCGGTGCGTACGGAGATTGTGGGCAAGGAGACCCCGGAGAAGAAAGAAGCCGCCATGCGCGTGCAGGCGGACATGAACTACCAGTTGACCGACGTGATGGCCGAGTACCGGCCTGAGCATGAACGGATGCTGTGGGGTTTGGGCCTGTCGGGTAATGCGTTCAAGAAGGTCTACTACGATCCCAGCCTTGGTCGTCAGGTATCCATGTTTATCCCGGCGGAAGACGTGGTTGTGCCTTACGGTGCCAGTAATCTCCAGTCTGCTGAACGTGTCACGCACGTCATGCGCAAGACCGAGAATGAGCTGAAAAAGCTGCAGGCTGCTGGCTTCTACAAGGATGTGGAACTTGGAGACCCGGTAGATACGTTCGATGAGGTGGAGAAGAAGATCGCGGAGAAGATGGGCTTCCGGGCCTCGTCGGATGACCGCTTTAAGCTCCTTGAGATGCACGTCGATCTCGACCTGCCGGGGTTTGAAGACAAGGATGACGACGGTGAGAAGACCGGAATCGCACTACCTTATGTTGTCACGCTCGAAAAAAATACGCAGACCGTCCTCGCTATCAGAAGGAACTGGCACCCCGATGACGAGTCAAAACAGAAGCGCAACCACTTTGTCCATTACTCGTATGTTCCGGGCTTTGGGTTCTACGCTTTTGGACTTATTCATCTTATTGGCGCTTTTGCCAAGTCTGGTACTTCTATTATCCGCCAGCTTGTTGACGCTGGCACTCTTTCCAATCTGCCGGGTGGTTTCAAAACTCGTGGGCTTCGTGTCAAGGGTGACGACACGCCTATCTCACCGGCTGAATGGCGGGACGTAGATGTTTCTTCGGGGGCGTTGAAGGACAACATCCTGCCGCTCCCGTACAAGGAACCGTCTCAGGTTCTCTACACTCTTCTCGGCACTATTGTTGAAGAAGGCCGCAAGTTCGCTGGTGCAGCCGATCTGCAGATTAGTGATATGTCGGCGCAGGCCCCTGTCGGTACGACGCTGGCTATTCTTGAACGCACGCTGAAGATGATGTCGGCGGTACAGGCCCGCATTCACTACGCCATGAAGCAGGAGTTTGGTCTCCTGCGGGACATTATCCGGGACTACACCCCTGAGTCCTACGACTACGAGCCGGTTGAAGGCACGCCCCGTGCGAAGAAGGGCGACTACGATCTGGTCACTGTTATTCCGGTGTCCGATCCAAACGCAGCCACGATGGCGCAGAAGGTGGTGCAGTATCAGGCTGTGCTCCAGCTGGCCCAGACGGCTCCGCAGATTTACGATATGCCGTACCTGCATCGGCAGATGCTGGAGGTGTTGGGTATCACTAACGCCGAGAAGCTGGTCCGCATTGAGGACGACATGACTCCTGTGGACCCCGTCAGCGAAAACATGGCGGTCCTCAACGGCAAACCCCTGAAGGCGTTCATCTATCAGGACCACAAGGCGCACATCACCGTGCATATGTCTATGATGCAGGACCCGCACGTCGCCCAGCTGTTGGGGCAGAACCCTCAGGCACAGGCCATGATGGCGGCTCTTCAGGCTCACATCTCCGAACACTTGGCCTTCGAATATCGCAACCAGATCGAAGAACAGGCGGGTGTCCCCTATCCCGCTCCCGATGCCAAGATGGACGAGGAGACGGAGGTCCAGATTTCCCGTCTGGCGGCTATGGCGGCGCAGCAGCTTACGCAGAAGAACCAAGCCCAAGCCGCGCAGCAAAAGGCGCAGCAGATGCAGCAGGACCCCCTTGTTCAGATGCAGCAGCAGGAGCTTCAGCTCAAGGCCAAGGAAGTCGATATCAAGCAGAAGAAGCTGCTTACGGATGCCTCCGAAAAGGCAGACCGGCTCAGTATCGAACGCGAACGTCTCGCCGTTCAGGAAAGAATCGCTGGCATGAATGTCGGTGCAAAAATCGCCACGGACAAGGCCAACCTGTCTGCCAAACAGCAGGAAGCCAAGCTCCGTATAGGCGTCGATATCGCTAGGGAGATGGCTCAGGAAGCCAGAACCACGGCGCAAGTAAGTAAACCAGAGGAGACTGAATGAGTAATGACGTACTGAAATATCTTTCAGACAAGATACAGGAAGAAATCAAGGTCATGTCAGACGACACGGCCACAGGAAAAGCCAAGGACTTTGGCGAATACAAGTACGCCTGCGGAATCATCCGGGGGCTTATGATTGCAAACAGTGCCATTATGGACACAGCAGAAAGGTTGAATAATTCCGATGACTGAACTTCTCGTCGGCTCAAACCCCGACAATCTAGAAGACGTTACCGTACTCCCCGCTACCGCCGAAGAAAAAGCCAAGCAGCTGCCGATCCCCAGCGGATATCGGATTCTTTGCGCCACCCCTGACATCGACAAGACTACCGAAGGTGGCATCCTGAAGGCTGACATCACCCTTCAGCATGAGGAACTTCTTACCACTACTCTGTTTGTGGTGGAGATGGGTCCTGATTGCTACAAGGACGATAAGCGGTTCCCCAGTGGGCCTTGGTGCAAGAAGGGTGACTTTATCCTTACCCGTCCGCACGCCGGTACCCGGGTGAAAATCCATGGACGTGAGTTCAGGATCATTAACGATGACTCCGTCGAAGCGGTGGTCGAAGACCCTAGGGGGATCAGTCGTGCATAAAAAGGTAACAAACCCTACAAAAAGGAATAGCTAAATGGTTGATAACACTAAAGAAAAAGACGATTTTGAGTTTGAGGTCGAGCAGGAAGGTGCGCCCCAGACGCAGGCTGGCAAGCCGGATAAGCCGGAGATTGAGGTGGAGGATGATACCCCACCGGAGGACCGGGGCCGTGCCCCGATGCCCAAGGCGCTGGTAGAGGAGCTGGAGGCTGACGACCTTGAAGACTACTCCGATAAGGTCAAGACCCGTCTGAAGCAGATGAAGAAGGTCTGGCATGATGAGCGCCGGGAGAAGGAGGCGGCTCTTCGGGAGCAGCAGGAGGCTATCAGCCTCGCCCGCCGTATGCTGGATGAGAACAAGCGGCTGAAGTCCACCCTGAGCAGGGGTGAGGAGACACTGATCGGGTCTTATCGGGACAGGTCGGAGATGCAGCTGGAGCAGGCCAAGAAGGCTTATAAAGAAGCCTATGAAGCTGGTGACTCCGACAAGCTGGTGGAGGCCCAGACCAAGCTGTCTGAGGCTAACTACGCCGTGCAGCGGCTGAAGGAATACAAGCCGACTTTACAGCAAGAGGGACCTGAGGTAGAAATACCACAGAATACACAGCAGGCACCACAAGCGCCTGTCATCGACGCCAAAACCCGTGCGTGGCAAGAGCGCAATACGTGGTGGGGCAATGATGAAGAAATGACGGCTAACGCTCTGGGTCTTCACCAGAAGTTGGTTAAACAGTACGGCG